CTGATGTAGAATATTGTTGTAAATTTAACGTATTACTTCCGCCAGTTACAGTTAAACTAGATGTACTATGTCCTAGTCCTGATTGAGCAACACTTACACCATTTGAACTACCGGTGATTCCTACTGTCGCTGAATTGCCTGTAGCATCTCCACCTACTTGTCCTATTCTTACATCATTACTACCCCCAACTATAGTCACTGTTGATGTGGCCTTGTCGCTCATTGAACCTGAACCATATGTTGTAGAATTTAATCCTAATAATGTTCCTGTACCATTAGAAGTAGAATTGCCTGGCACTGCTACATCATTAGTCAATGAAGAACCTTTGCCTTGCATCACTGTTACAGTATTGCTGTTGCCACCTGTAATACTTAATGTTTGTGTGTTAAGTGTTCCATAAATGGTTTGATTTACTGTATTACTATTACTATCTACACTATTTGTTCCTACAGTTGTTGATACTGTATTAGCACCACTGTTGCCTCTTATATTTAAGTTAGTAGTATTACTGTCACCATATATTGTTTGACTAATGGTATTACCAGCTCCTGTGCTAACTGTGTCTATAATAGAAGTGTTGCTATCTCCAACGGCTGTGTATGTAGTTGAACCTGTAGTTGTTGTTACGTCTTGTGTTTTTAATTTTAATACGTTGCTGTCACCTGTTTGTGTTATGGTCACAGTTTGATCTGTTCCTGTAATAGATGCTCTATTGCCTGTTCCTGCCGCACCACTAGTACCACCTACCGTGTTACCTACACCTGTTTGTGTTACTGTTATATCTGATGAAGAACCTACTTGGTCTATATAAATTAAGTCATCAGCTGCAAAAGCTGCTGTAGATATGAGAATCGCTACCAAGCAAGGTACTATTTTATTTTTGTTCATTTTTTCCCTCGTTGTTGTTTGTTGTTTTTATATTATTGTTATTATTTTCATACCAATCTTTCAAATTTTCTTTTTCTGGTTTAAAAGACCAAATACCTTTACGTTCACCTTCTTTTATTAATTCAACTACTGCCGCTTCTACTGTTGCTTTTACTGCTAAAGTAGTAGGTTCGTTGATTGTCAATCCTGTTTCAGCTTCAAAAAATGCTGTACCACCTTTAAAGGCTTTTAATATAGCAATACTATCTCCTGTACTGTATATTGTTTTACTTACTGTTATAGTGGTTAAAACTTTACCACTGCTTACTGATATTGCTCTTAAACTAACTGTTACAATATCTTTTGAATATTGTGATTGTGGTCCTATACCTAACCACTTATATGCTATACCACCTGATTCCATACCACTATCGTAACCTATAATACCACCTTCAACTACTATACCTGCAAACTGTAATGGTTGTAGATTCTTAGAATTTGTTCCTTCATACATATCTCTCATTTGCTTAATGATAGTTCTTTCTTTAATTAAGTTATCTATATTAACTCTTTCTACAACATCAAACCATAATCCTTGACCAACATCTTGTAATGCCTTAATAAGGAATGGTTCTGCACCTTGTGTTACAGCTGTCGAGAAACTTGCTACATTAGGAGTATTTCTTCTTTGGCCAGTTTTATCTTGGAAACTATACACAGCCACAGTAATTTTTTTTTGTGCTGGTGCTGGTATACTATCGAACTCTTTTTGCAATTTCATTTCAGTAACTTCAGGTTTAGTTTCTAAACCTGCCTTTTGTGATATTGCACAATTTGATAGGAATAATAATCCTAATATTAAAAATATTTTTATCATATTAATTAAAAGTAAACTGTCCTAGTGGCACTTCAATTGTTGTTTGATTACCAAGTGTATCAGTTACCATTAATGTAATACTTGTCGTTCCATTCTTTTGCCAGAATATAGTATTGCCTTGAAAGTTCATTGAACCTGATGAAGATGCTCCATCAGCAAACATTGCTGTCGCTAAGTTCTGACTAATCTGAGCATAAATCCTAGACTCTAAATTAACCATAAATTGATTAATAGGTGTATTTTTAGCTTCAGCTTTTAATGCTGCAGCCTTTGCTTCAATGGATTGTTGGATTTCTTTTGCTCGAGTTTGTTCTAAGTTGTACTTAGTTAACTCATGCGTACTGTATCCATTGCCATTAAAAGCGGGACTTTTGAAATTATAATCAGGTAAGGGACCTGCGGTGCCAGTAGTTATCAAAAAACAATAACTAAAAGTGGCTACTAGCACTATTTTTAATAGTGCTTTCATACGCTATATTTATATAAATTGATTGATTTACTTGTCTTTTTTATTTTTTTCTTGCTCTTCTTGATACTCTAATATTAAATTTAACTTAGTATTAAGTCTTATAAGATCATTATCTAACATTCTTATTCTATCTACCAATGCTATTAGTGTCTTACTGGTCTCACTCATTACTGGTTTAATCTCTGTAGTAACCCATTTCCATACGAAGTATATAAAATACCCCATACCAAAGGCCGCTATGATTGGAAACCCATACTGATTGATAAGTGTTGCTAAATCTTTACCCATGATTAATCTTTTCTGGCATCCTCTTTACCGTTTGCACGACCAATTCTTTCTACATCAGGTCTAATTCTTAATGTAGAACTAACTAAAGTATCTATTCTAATTACATCAGCGTTCATAGTTTTAACTCTGTTATCTAATGCTTCAATAATACCACTAAGTTTCTTTACATCACCTGTAACTGAAGCTAGAATGAATTTTAAAGTTAAAAATACAAAGAAACCACCAGCACAGGCAGCTGCTATTGGAAACCCCACATCCATTGCTAATTTTAAAAAGTCCATAATTATTTCTTCTTTGTAATACTATTTATAACGTTTTTTTCTAACTCATTATTTGAATAGGCATAACGAGCACCTGCTAATAATGCTAATATAAACATAACTGAAAGTATTATTTTAAATCTTTTAGTCATTTAATTATCTCCAACTATTATGTAACCTGCAACGATAATTACAAAAACTCCGAGAAGTATTTCCATATAAAGTTTCCTTTAATGTTGATTGATATTATTGATTATTTTTTAGAGAATGCTCTGTTACCAAACCAGAAAGCAACGATAGCTGAGAATAATCCAGCTGTTTCTTCGTCCCACAGTTTAGGTATTGAATCTACGAAATTGGCACCTGATCTCATATAAACGATCAGAGCTGATATTTTAATTGTAACAAATAAAATAAAGAATATATAAGTAACAACAGGTCGAACAGAAGATCTCATGCCATCAATAAATGCCCCACCTTTTAATGCAGCATCTTGTGCATATAGCCCTGCCATTTGGGCAGTTTCAGCTTTTGAATTTTCTACTTCGACCTGTGCTTGTACTTGTTTAATGTTAAGTTCAATACCTCTAGCCTGCATATCTGCTCGAAGTTTTAATTCTTCTAAGTCAGCTGCCCTTTTTGATTTTTCTTTAAAGAAATCAAAGATAGATGGTATAATGGAAGTACCAAAACCTAATAGTGTACCTAATAAACTTAACATATAATTACCTATTTAATAAACTTTGATATTATTTATAATATCCTTAGCTTTGTTTACTACGGTATCAACTATAGCTGGTCTTGGAACGTACCAACCAATAACTATACCTATTACGATTAATACTAGTATCTTAATCATTTCTTGACTCCTTTTTATTTGTTTTTGTCTATGTAAGTCTTATAGACGTTATAAGCAGCATTCAGTTGTTGTTTAACTATAAGGTCGCTGCTTCTTTCAGATGCTACTTTGGCTCTCTCTGCCATATTAGTAGCGGCCTGAATCTTATGAACGATAGAATGACTAGATGTTTCTATTCTTGTTACGCTTTCTCTAGCAACGTTCTCGTTTACAAACTGTAAATTTGGTATTACATGATCTACAACATCTTTAATATCTTGTGTATCAGTCATTGTTGGCGTAGTATCAACTCTAGTTAAAGAATGACCTGTCATTGTTTTACCTTTATCGTCTTTTTTCTTATGATCTTTTTTATGTAATTTATGTTGAATATTTTTAGAAGGCATAACGGCCATAGTTCCTCTACTATCACCTGTACCTTGATTTCTTGGAGCTGTGTCTCCTAAATCTGCCGTAGGTTTCATAGAGTCCATACTACCAATAGAAAATCCTCCGATACCAGCAAAATTAGCATCATCATATTCTTTAAGGTAATCTTTTGCAAATTCTTTAAAAGATTTAAATGTTTTTTTAGTCATTATTTTATGTTATATTTTTCTTTAAATGATTTTTTAGGTTGTTCTTTGATGACTTTGATTTCTGTTTGTTTTGGTTGGTTCATATTATCTATAAATAAATCTGTCTTATCTAAACCATCTAATACTTGTTTTAACATAACGTTATTGTTATCAGTATTTTCTTGTACTTTTCTTTTCAGCATACCCATTACTATAGATTTTTTCTTTTTCTTTTTAATGCCAGGCTCACCAGCAGGCCCTACTCCTACACCTGCAATGTTACCACCACCTACATTATTTGCAGGTGCATCTTCTTGTACTAATATTCCCTTGTCATCTACTTTATAACCTGAAGGTATTGGTTTACATTTTTGATCTGTATTACAATAATACTCACCAGTTTTACAAGTTTGATTAATTTCTCTAAAATTTTTAAATTTTTTCATATTCTGATATTAATTCTCCATCTTTTTCATATACGTCTATTCCAAAACAAGTCATAAAAGGTTCTTCATTACTTTCTTTTATAACTCTAACTTCATTTAACAACTTATCATATACATTAATCTGTTTAAGATAAGATACTACTGTACTTTCTATTAAGGATTTATGCTTTTGAAGTTCTTTATCTTCTTTTAGAATGAAAGCTAATGCCACTGCAAAGGAAGATAATGAAGATCCTAACCCCATTTTTTGTAGTATTCGTTTTAAGTTAAAACAAAATCTATGTAATACCGTATAAGAATCTTTTTCAGCTTCTGTATTTAACTTATTTGCTTTTCTTAAAACTTTACCATTACGATCAATGATGCCAAACTTATAGGCCTCTTGTTGTTCCCATGGTGTTGATATTAATTTTACTATTCTATAAGTAATTAATAAATCTACTAGTCTATTTGCCATTATAATCCTTTTAGTATTTCTAAAACTTTTTTATCAGCATCTACTTCTTGTAACTCATGTGGATACAAATAATTTAAGTAATCTAAAACAGATTTTAAAGAAGGCCAAAATCGAGCATCTAATTTATATAACAATAATGTAACTGCAGCTTCTACACCAAAGACATTTTGCAACACTATAATATGATTTACTACCAATCTAATATTTAAATCGCCAGTAAACACGTATTTACGAAACAATCTTTTAAGATATTTAAATCTTTTTAAATCTTCGTAAAATTCCTTCTCTTGTTCCAGAGTAGGGTTATCATAATTATGTTGTGCAAACAATAACCAATTTTCTTTGGTAATCTGTTTAAACATTGCTAATCTTAGATTAGCTTAGCGTAAACCTTTGAACTATTATTATTTAATTTTTCAAAGTTAAACTCAAGCTTCAATCCGCCTTCTTTTCTGTGGCTAATGCCGTCATCATTAATTACTTCATCTGGTTTAGAATCAGTGTCTTTACCGTATCTACCACCAAATTGTTTAAGTGTAACAACAACTGAACCATTACCATTTTCTGGTAACGTTACGTTGTTATCAAAAGATAAACCTAGTCTACCTAGTTTTTCTCTTAATTCACTTACAGCATGAAGTGGAACCAAATATTCACGTGCAGCTATTGAACCAACAAAAGCGTTAACTTGTTTTAACACTTCTGCATTTTCTATGTTATGAGCACCCATACGGCTATCTTCAACAGAATTATTATTATCTGTTGTGCCTACACCTTGTGCATCACCTTCATAGCTAGCTTCTTTTATATGTTGTTTAAAACTTTTCATTTCTTTTTCCTTTTTAGTTTCATTTAATAAACAATCTTCTTCAAATTCATTTAAATCTTTTTCAATAATATAAGATTTAAATCTTTTCATTTGAATCCTTTATTTCATTTGAGTAAGTAATTCTTGTCTCACTCATCTTTAAAAGTTTGTCTGTTTGTTGAAGAGCACCATAGATAGCATTTAAATTACTTCTCATGCTTCCTAATTCGATCTCAACTTGTTTAATTTTTTCCGAAATAGAATTAAAATCTTTTGTCAATAATTCTTTTTCAGATAACAATGTTTTTTCATCAATATTCATATTATATTCCCAATTATTAAGATGCTGAATAACCGTGGCCACCAATGATATTCCATTTAGAACTTTTGAACATTAGTGTAACAGTTTCACCTTGTGCATTTAACACAACACTAGTAAACCCTCTTAAATTAGTAGGTGTAATAGTAATTGCATTTGTACCAGATGATGCAGTATCTATAATTGTTTTAATTTGACCATCAGTACCATCAGCAAGTGTAACTGCTATTGTACTTGATGTTGCATCAACCAATGTAACTGCTGTTGTAACGTTTGCAGCTCCATTAGCACTTAAAGATTGTGCTGTTTGTTTTAAACCAATATATGTTGGTATATTGTTAAATACGTTTGAAGTTGATACTTTTTTATTAATTGGTGTTCCAGATGGATCTTGTACTACGTGGAACAAATCTGCGTTTGCTAATGCTGTACCTAAATCGGTAAGCGCCGTGATTTTCTTATCTGCCATTTTAACTCCTTATATTAACCCTTTCGGGAATGCTACTCTAGGTAATACCTAGATCACTTTGTTTATATATTTATACGTTATAGTGGGCGATTAAGCCCACCATAAATCTTATATATTATGCGTCAGGGAACTGAGAATCGTCAGACTGATCACCTGATATAGATGAACTTGCTACTAATACTTCAGTTTGTACTCTTCCTGTTCTTCCACCAGAACCTGCAATACGTCTAACCCAACCAGCGTGAGCAATTTTACTTTCTTGAACTGCTGTTTCAGTTGTATCAACACCATAAACTTTAGTTGGATCACCTTGTGTTCCACTAGAATTTACTGATTCTGAAGTAGATACGAAAGATGGTTTTTCCGAAAATACTATTGTTTGTCCTGCACCTTGTGATGAAATAGAATCTCCCGGTATTGCTGATTTTACTTTAAGACTTGTGTCAGAAGTAATTGTAACAACCGTGAACCATGTTCCACCTATTTTTATAGCATTACCAACTTTTAATTCAGTTGTAAATGCTGTTGATGTGCCTGTAACTACACCAGACGTAGCTAATGCTACTGTTCCTGATGAAGATTTTAGGTCTTTATTTCCCCATAAACTCATTTTTCTCTCCTTATTAATAAGTAATTTGTTATAACGATACTATTTATAAGAAACCACTATTTGAAACCTAGTTTTTTTAATTGATTTATTGTGTTTGAAGCACTAATATGGTGTATACCTATGCCACCATTAGCTTTAAATTGACTAACATTTTTAATATAATCATCTATAAGAATTGCTGGTTGACCTGCAACTTTAGCGAAGTTTTGTTTTTGAACTCTTTTAACTAAATTTATTCTATTATTACCAATGCCTAGATTTGTTCTTGCCCACTGTGATTTGCCGGCAATACAATTTGGATCAAAACTTTCTTCTACGTATGCTGATAATATATGTGCGTTATATTTCTTTATAAAATTCCAAAGTAAATGGCCATCCACAGTCCAAGGTAATGTATGCCAAAAATTAGGTTGTGCTTTTATAAGACCCCATTTTTCTTCTTTAGTAGAATACATCCATTTATTGATGGAAATGCCTGATAATTTTTCGGCTGCTTCTATAAAATCACACAACACTCCATCCATGTCGCAATATATACGAGGTAGATTATCCATTGGTACTTAAATAAGTTTTAATAATAGATTGATTGCTGATTCTAATTTAACTTTGATTTCTAATTCTTCTGCTTGTAAATTCAGTTTATCTGTATTTTTTAAATCGTTTAATAATTCGGTATATTCATCTGCACTTAATTGTCCAGAATTATATTCTTCTGTAAATTTAATTGCATATTGAGCTCTCTTTGCTGCCCAAGTACTTGCTGTTAATAATTCTTTTAATTGTTCCATTAGTTTCTACCTTGTAATGCTTTTGATATTATGTATGATTGTTCTATTAATATAGTTCTCTTGTTTTCGCAATAACTATTACTTATAGATTTTTTATTTGTTCTGTCAATCATATCTTTCAAAGTTTGATTATAAACATTGGCCATATTAAAGATGTCATCTGTTTTTTTACTTTCACTGTATATGATTAACCATTCAACTCTTTCATCTAAAGAATCTAAATGTTTCTTTAATACAGTTACTTCGTTTTTACAATTAATTCTTTTTGATTTTTGTTGTATATCTGTTATAGCGGCTGATTGATTAACGTCCCAAGCACTAGGTAATAATGCTGATATGCCAGCTAATGCTATGCAACCTGATAATGAGAATGCCAAAAATAAAGATAATATAATTTTTTTCATTTTAATTATGGCCTGATAATTTAGGTTCAACATCAATCTTAGTTAATGGTTTACCAGTCAAAGTAGATTTTGTTTTTTTAGGATCTTCTTCTTCTTTTTTTAAAGATTTTTTATATGACTTGTAATTTTTTTTGGCTTCATTAACTACTTCTTTTTCACCTTTAACTTCTTTTTGTTTTTTATTAATTACATCAGCGTCAACATCTTCTTTTTCTAGTTCTTTTTTTTGTAAATCTAATATTGATAAACGTGTTTGGTGAATTTGTCTTTCAATGTCTGTAGTATCTCCACCAGCAGATGCGTTTTCCGTATCTCTTAATTGTTGTAATCTCACTCTAAGTCTTTTTAATTCTGCTTGATCTGTAGCAATTGCTTTCATGCCAGCTTCATCTAATTCTACTTCTTCATTCTTTTCTTTTTTCTCTATAGCTTTCTGAAGTGCTGGTGGTAATTTTTTTTGTGCAGCTGTTAATTCTTCATTCTTTTCTTTTTTCTCTATAGCTTTTTGAAGTGCTGGTGGTAGTTTTTTTTGGCCAGCTGTTAATTCTTCTTCTTTAACTTTTTTTTCTTCTGGTACAAAACTTTCAGCTTCAACATAACCTTTTGCTTTATAATCTGCTAATTTTTCTTTTGGTATTCTGATTACTTTTTCTTTATTACCTGGTGCAGCTACTAAAGTTGTTTTTGAATCATCTGGTTTAACAGGTTCATTTGCTTCATCTTTAGCATTATATCCTTTATCAACTCTATTAAAAAAGGCCTTCTTTTCAGCATCAGTCATTGATGCTATTGGTTTGCCTTCTTTTTCTAATTCTTTTTTAAAGTAAGCATCATAATCTTCTCTTAATTTCTTTGCTACTTCTGATATACTTCCTGATTTAATTTCTAAATATCTTGTCATTACTTTTTCTCCTTTAATTTTTTGAAAGCATTTTCTACTATTGCTTTAGCACCTTTATATGCTTCTGATTTAGGTACACAATTTGGTACACGTTTTCCATTTTTCATTTTAGTTCCAACGGCTACATAACCTGTCCAACAAGCATCTTTTAAATTTCCTGTAGGTTCTTTTACTTCTGTTACTTCTACTTCTTCATACTTTGTTGTTACTTTATAACCTTTTGATTTATAAAATTCCATAGCCTTAGTATCATCTTTAGGAAATCTTACGTGAGCTGAACCATCTGTCATATCTATAGTTCTTTTTTCAGCGGCTTTCTTATTATAATCTTGTACAGGTTTAACTAACTTGTTAACTATGTTATCTTTAAAAGTTTCTTCTCCCATAGAAAGGCCAATTTGTGTATTAGCTCCACCTGCAGCTGCAGGTTCTATGTTTTGAGGTATGTTATTTGTTTGATCTTTTTGTTTTTTAACTTTTGGTTTTTCTTGTAATTCTATTTCTTCTTTTGTTGTAATGATACCATTACCACCTGTTTTTTTTATATCATCTAAAAACTTCTGTGCTAAATTCTTTTCTTTAGACCAGAAAACACTAATCATTTGGTCGGATTTTTTTACTTTGTATTTTACGTTATACCCTAAAAAATCTGAACCTGACATCACAGGTAAAGTTTCTTCGGCCATACCAATAGCATATGGATTTTTAGGTTCTTCTGTAACACTTTGAATTGGTGATTCTTTTATAGATTGTGGTGGACTTTTTCCATAAACTTTATAACCAGGATTTTGTTTTAAAAATTCGCCTATTTGTTTATTTAATTCTGTTTCATCATAAGCTTTAAACTCTTGATGTTTAGTAGGAGAATTATCACTATGAAACACTACATATTGTTTTATACTAGGTTTTTCTTGTAATTCTACTTTTTCTTCGGCCATACTTTCTAAACCTGGTACTTTAACACTTGTTATTTTAACTGGTGCTTTTCTTACTCTTAATATTGAACCAGCTCCAGTTGAAGCAAATGGTATATTTTGTTTTTGTAATTTTTCTAAATCACCATCTTGTAGTTTAAGTAATATATTTTTTAATTGTTGATACTGTGAAGTAGTAATTGTTTTACCTTTTAATGGATCATATTCTTTTTTAAGAGCAGCAAGCATAGCATCTGTAAATTCTTTTAATTCTACTTCTTCTCCTAAAATCTTTTTAACTAGACCTGCGTTTAGTTTTAATTCTTTTGCTATTTCTTCTGTTGTTTTTCCATCTTCTTTCATTTTGTGAATAGCTGCTAATGATGTTTCCTCTAAATCAAATTCTTCTTTAATAGCTTGTTCTGTTACTTTTTCATTTTTACTAGAAAGATAATTACCTACTGTAGATATATAATCACTTCCTAATGTAACTTTAGATTGAACCCATGCTGGTAATTGTTTTTCATAATCAGCACCAATGTAAGTACGGATCATTTCAATAGCACGTTCTAATTCCTCTAATTGATTTAATATCATGCTGCCTTCGTCATCTAGCATTTTACCCATAGCAATTGCAATATGATTTTCTTGTACTTGTTTATAAGCGTTTTTTGATTCTTTAATGAAACTCATTATTTCTTATCCTTATTATATTCTTTGAAAGACATCATTTTTTGTTTAACTTCGTCAATCTTAGATTGATAGTTATTACCATATCTTTGTCTATATTTATCTATTGTATCATTTGAACCAGACCATTCCTCTATATCCTGAGTCGTTATTTTCTTTAAATTATCTTCAGTTTTACTTGGTTCATATGTAGTACCTTTATAATTAGGGTCGTAACCTGGCTCGCCTGGTGTTGTTTTAGACGTATGTTGTGCATAATCGTGGCCAATATCATACGCTTCTTTTTTAATATCTGTCATCTTAATCAAATCCTTTTTTAATTCATTAAACATCTTCTTATGTTTATCTTGTTTATCTTCTTGTTTAATTTCTGATACGGCTTTAAATCCGTAATCAATATCTAAATTGTATTCTCGTACCATTACTTCTTTATCTGCGGCTATTGGAATACAATCCCAAATCCATGATTTGTGGAGGTTGTTATTTGTATCTTCTAATACAATATAATTTGTTCCTCGTCTTACTACTTTTCCTTTTACATCTAAATTGACGTTGTGTGCTTGTTCGCCAATATTGAATATCATTTCTCTAATGTATAAGTCTCTTACTTGTTGTGTTTCAAATTGTTGTAAAGTTTTAGGCATTTCTGTTGGTTCAAATTCTGCGGCCAAACTAACTGATAGTCCCATACCTTTTCTAACATCAAAGAATAACTCGTTCTTTTGTTTCTCTGTTAAATTGCCTGGTATTCCTCTTTTGAAATTCTTTAAATCTCCTCTTGAAGCATAGTTTCTTAATTTACTTGCACTCATTCCTGTTACGCCTTCTTCATCAGGATCTCTTTCGCCTGCTGATACTACATTTATCTTTTCAAAGTTATAGAAACCATGTCTGTTTCTTTCACCATTATATTTGTTTAGTATAGTATCAAATTCTCTTACTCTATCACTACCAACAACCATAGTTACGTTTGTGTAACCCATGCTGTAAATTTTTGCTGCTAATTCTAATACCATATTTGTAGGCATTATTAATATATGACTAGCATAAGATTTAAATATAGTTGTCATCCATTTTAATTTGTCTGATGGTGTTAATGGATTTTTAACTGCGTCTTGTGATCTACTTAAAAATATTTTATACTCTGATCCTAAACTTGCAACCTTTTGTAATAGTTTTTCATGTCCTATTGTTGGTGGATTAAATCTGCCAAAAGTAAATGCAAAAGATTTATTAACTCCTTCTGTTTTTATAGAACGTATTTCTGCATCTGTTATTTTACCATCATCTAATATATCTTTTAATTGATGATACAATCTTAAATAATGATATTTCTCTAACATCTTATAGATAACATTCTTAGGTACTAAATTCTTTTTACCAAAGGTTTTAATTTCTTCTGGTGTCATATCAGTAGCAAAAGCATTTTGTCTATCTTTCAATACTGTATTGCCAATATTAACCAATTGTTTAATATCATCTTCAATCTGAGATATCTTGTCGTTTATAATTTCTTGTAAATTTAAAGCATCATCAGGATTTAATTCTGTCAATTCTTTATAATCAATAATGTCTCTTTTCAATTCTCCTTCTACAACGTCTATTTCTTTTACTTTCTTTTGAAATTCATCTGCATATCTATTAGCATCAAATTTAAATTCTTTTGGTTTTCTTAACCAAGTATTATTCTTAATATCAAATACACCATCTGCCATCTTATCATTTGTTTCTTTTACATTTGGATCTGTTATGATGTAATAATTAATTGGATGTTTAGTTCCTGGTATTACTTTACCATTGATGCCTCTTAACTCGTGTGATAGTTTAAGTCTAATAGCTTCTCTATCTTCCGGTGCAACATCAAATAAAACATTTATATCTAAGTCTGCATCATCTCTATAGTTTTTTGTAATGCTGGAACCAACTAAACTATATTTTTTAATGGGATAAAATTTTTCAAATTCTTTTATTTGTGTATTAATAATATCTAATACAGATTGTTTTAATTTTGGATTTTCTGTATCTGCATTATCAAATATATCTTTGGCGTATGTGCGTCTAGGTATATCTATTACTGCTTCATTAATTAATTTAAACATCTTTTCTTCTCGCTATTCTTTCTTTTGCCATCCATCTTTTTGCAATATAACTTTTAATAGGTGTATTTAAATATCTTCTTACTACGGTGTTTACTTTGTTCATAGTCATTGTAACTAATTCTTGTTCTGATTTATTATTATCTACTACTATAAAATTTTCCATGCCAAAAAAGTTTTGGAATTTACCAATGTTGTTTTGTACACCTTGCCAAGATGTTCTTGTAATATATTCTGGCACTGTTCTTTCTCTTTTAGCATTTCTTTCTAATGCAACTTCTAAACTTGTATTTACAAATACCATATAACAATCATATCCTAATTGCTTTAGTTGACTTGCTTGACTTTGTATTATATTAAAATCTCTGCCTGTTGCATCTATTACTAAACCTAATCTACCTTTAACATAAAGAGTAGCTTGATTTTCTGCTTTTGCTTTTGCTCTTGTTCTTAACATATCTCTAAAATATTGTTCTTCGTCTGGTAATGTCAATGACATTCCAGCATCTCTTAAACTTCTTTCAAAGAATGTATCTGAGTTTACAAACTTTAATCCTGTACCTGTAAATACGTTTCTTGCGACAAATGATTTGCCGGAACCTGGCCCACCTGCTAAAAAGAAAGCCTTAAAGATAGCTGGATCATATAAACCTTCTGAAAGTATTTGTTCAAATGATTTCATTAACAATTCCACTTTTTTAATGCCAATGCTTTACGAGTTGGTCTTCCTTTATCGTCTTTCATTGGGCCTGGATTACCAGACATACGAGCACAGAATGACTTACGTCTATTGTATGCCTTACTGCCTTTTTTTAATTCAGATGGTTTTTTTGTTACAGGTGCTTTTAGATTACTACCATCTTTACGATTATAATAATCTCTACCTTTTTTTGTTAATCCTCCTGTAGAACTTTTAAGTCCTTTTGAATCTACAGCAGCTTCGTTTATAAATTGTTTAAATGTTTTCATATTATCTCCGATGTTTTTGATCTATTAAAAGTCTCGTTAGGTTTTAATCTTATTTGTGGATTTCTAAATGTCCAACATTCGCCAGTTTCATTAATAAAACATACCCATAGTAAATGTTCTTCCATACCATAATCAATTATTAAATAAGCATAGGCCTCTCCTTTAGGAGTTATTACCGGTAAGGTTGGATTTAATTGTTTAATCATATTATCCTTTTAACCAGTCTTTAGCTATTGTAAAGTTTGCTCTGCTAAATTCTAATCTATCTACAAGTTTAACTGCACCTTTAACTCTATCAACGGCCACATATCCTTCTGGATTAGTTACTTTAAATCCATCTGGTGTTCTTATGAACTGGCCAATGCTTTGTATTTGATTCATTTTTCTTATTAGAAAATTCTTTGCACGTTGTAATGATATCCAACTTGCAATTGCAAAGTATAATGCTTGTTGATTTCTATCAATAAAGTTTAAACCACCATCTCTAATTTTTCTATATTTGTTTTTGGTTTCTTCTTTACTTACTGCTTCAACTTCTTGTTGTAACATATTATTATAATACACTCTAAACATATCTACTAAATCTTTTACTTTAGCCATATCGCCTTGCGAATTTCTAATGTAATGATTGAAGAATGATTTAAGTTTATAACCTACTGCTAAAGAATCTGCAACGTTAAGTATATCTAGCATTGGTGCCGCTTTTTGTAATGAGCCTTCTGCCATGGAAATAATATTATCAAATTGGGACATTTCTGATTTATTAAATGTGGCTGCACCTGATGTATCTCTATATGTTGCATCTGTAATAAAAATAGAAGATGATTTAGGCAAACCAGCAACACTTCCAAAACTTGCTGAAAGATGTTTAATATCTTTACCTGAATATAGTGTATGAAATACAATACCTAATCTTGCACGTGCAACTCTTTGACCTATTGCACTATTAACTGGTACTGCATATGTAATTGTATTTGGTGTAAATGTATAATATTCTTTATCATCTATTGTTGTAGTCTTAACATCACCTTTTGTAAATAAAAGATCACCTTGTAAAATTCCTGTAATGCCTAATTTAGCTAATTCTCTTAAACAAACAATAAGTTTCTGTGATAAAACTCCATCATGGTTTTTCATAATGTCGCCTGTAGAATAATTGATTTTTGGATTTACGTTGAATAAAGATTTAGTTGCTACAAAGAATTTGCCGTTCTCAGGATTAATTCCACAGATAACTGCTGGTGCACCGTCCCATTTAACAGTTACGTTAAGTCGGCCGCCTACATTACCTGCAAGCATTTTTTTGATTGACTTTAGAAAATTGACCGCATTACGACCACCTTTTGAGCCTTGGTCTATAATACTATCTTCTAAGTGTTCTAGGTGGGTATTGGTACCCTTTGTTACAAATCCTTTAAAACTAAACATTTCTCTCTCATTGTTTCCATAAACAAAATCAAACTAACCATAGACTATATCAACAATACTATTTATACTATATCACACTTCTGTATAAATGTCAATTTATTTGGCAATAATGAATTTTCCTGAACCAGGATTCATAGCGGAAGCATATCTAAACCACTCTCTTATTAGATTATCTTTTTGTATATCATTTTTAGGACCCTTAGCATTGAAAAAATTTACAACTTGTTTTTTATAACTATCTACTATATGTTTTTGACTTAATATAACTCTATCATCTTGATACTGATCGTATAGAGTTTTTGATTTATTCTTAGTAGATTTATGTTTTTTAAGTTCTGCTTTTAATTCTTTACCTCTTAAATTAGGTTTTTTAATCATTTTTGAATATTCAATATTTAATTTACTTATACCTGTTTCATAATTTTTTACTCCTAATTTGAATGAGGTAGCTATAGTTCTAGCTGTAATTGGATCTACTTTAAGCCAATGATCTGTAAGACCTTTGCCTGAAGGATTTGCTGAACCAAAAGATGCAAGTGAACCTAATCTACTATATTTACCTACAATTTCAACCTTTATTGCTAAGTTCACTCCTAAATTTTCACTATAAGGATCATGTCTTATCTTAAAATGATTTTCTCCATTTTGACCAAAGAATACTTGCATATCTCTAGGGTTGTCGGATTTAATATGGTGAAACTTAATAGCCATTAAAAGTTTTTCATTCTCTGTTGGAGAAAAATTTACTTTATAAAGATGACTTTCTACTGGTGATTTTTTTAAAGATATGCCTAATAAATCTCCTGAATCTATCAACTTAGAAATAAGTTCATTTAAATTTGTAAAATTATATTTTACCGAAGAAGCTATTTCTAATTGTTCTTTAATTTTTTTTTTACCTTTATCTGTAGAAAAATAAATATCTGCGGAACTCCATTTATTAATTTGACCAAATACAGGTTGATTTTTGTTAACAATACTAAAAAGTTTTGCAATATTATTCATAACATTATCGCCTGATGCACCTGCACGATAATACCAAATGTCTTTCCAACCTATTGGTTGTACTTTTGAAAAATCTGGATCTATTGTAGTAATATCGGTAATGATTCTTAATCCTGTATTAATACAAGATTTATACCAATCTAAATTTTTTTTCTGTAGTAAATACTTATCTATTATATCTAACGTTATACCAACTGAATCTACGTGTTTAAAAGCTTGTACTATTGCTGTATTATTTTTATTTTTAAATTCTTCGTAGGTTGGATATTTTTTTCTCCAATCAAATTCTTGTTTAGCTTTAGATACCCCTAAACCATCTGCTATGGAAATAAATAATGCTTGTGCTGATTCTTGAATCGCTGTTTCGTCTGCCATTCATATATTTATAAATGACTATCTTATAGTATCACAAAGAAATTTAGGTATACCACCATTGCGTTGCCATTGACGGTGTTCATTTTGAAACTTAACTAAATCTTCTATATCTTCTTCAAAGAAAGATTGTCTTATTATAGTGCCTGTTGGTTTCTCAATGGCCTGCCATAAAATACTTTTTTCTTTTTTAATCATCTTCTTTTCATATGATAATTGTCTGTCTAAATGGCCAGGTCTTTTATCGCTTTTGTGAAATCTTACCTTTTGTCTTTTCATATTTTAAAATCCGAAAATTTATCATAACTTGTTTTAACTGTCGGTTCCTTTTGGTTGCTATCTACTATATTCTGTGCATTAACAGACACATCATATAATTTCATTTTTGCTCTGTCCACACCTACTATAAAAGAACGGTTAATAGATGGATCATTATATCTATTCTTTAATTGTTTAATCTTCATTTGACCTAATGCTTCTAATTCTTCGTTTGATATTAATGCAAACATAAAATCGGCCGTTGCTGGAAGACCAAACGATTCTGAAGTATCTTCTAATCCAATATCTGTACTTATAAATCCTGTTCTTGTTGTTTGTGTTGCACTAAAGATAGGTACATTAAACTCTACTGCAAGACCTCGTAGTTCTTCGGCAATTGCCTTAATGAAGAAGTACGAAGATATATTACCACCTTTAAATCTACTACTAGAACATATATTTAAATAATCAATAAAGATAACGTTTGGTCTAAAAGATTTCTTTAATGCAAGTTCATTTAATAGTGCTCTAAAATGGCCAGCGTGTGCTGATGCTGTTGGATATTCTTTTATAATTAATTTACCAGCAGTCTTGTTTCTGATCTTAGTAATCTTATCATCATAGATTTGTCTAGGCATGCTGTGTAGGTCGTCCATATTTACATCTAGTAGATTGGCATCAATACGTTCAGCAATTCTTTCTTCTGACATCTCCATTGTAATGTATAATACATTTAAACCTTGTGTTAAGAAACTGGATGCACAATGACACATGAATAAAGATTTACCAACACCAGTACCTGCCAATGCAATGTTTAAAGTTTTAGGTGGTACGCCACCTTTTGTAATACGATTCATATAAGATAAATCAAATTCATATTTCTTTTCTTTAGTATGATAGAAATCAAATCTTCTAGTTGCATCTTCTATGTAATCATGCCCTATATGGTTATCAAAAGAAACGGCCAATGCGTCTGCAAGAATACCAGGTATTGCCTCTGGCGTTAATCTAGGATCTTTCTTATCTAATATTTTAATACCAGTTAATACTGCGTTATGTATTGCTCTATCTTTACAAAACTTTTCAGTTGTATCAAACAACCATTGTAAATCTACTTTTTCTTCACTGATAGATAATAGTAATTCTTTTATAGATTTAAACTCATCTTCGTTAATATCTTTTCTTTGACCTAGTTCTATAAGTAATGCTTCTTTTGTTGGAATGTTTTTATATTTGTTTACAAAGGTATCTATTTCTCTAAACAATATTCTTTCTGAACGTGTTGTAAAGTAATCCTCTTTACAAAAAGGTAAGGCCTTTCTAGTAAATGCTTCGTTAAATATGAAATTACGTAGTATCGTAATCTCTATTCGTTCATTATTTAAATTCAACTTTTCCATCCGTCAATTGTTTTTCTAATAGTTCTACTAATATATCGCCAATGTAATTAATAAACTCTTGTTCATCAAATTTAATTTCATCAGGATTCTTAATAATTTCATAAGTAAATCTCATTGGTAGTGTACCATCTTCTTTAGGTTCACTAGCAAATTGTACATTACCGTATTTGTAAACAATACCTAAGTATTTTTCTTCTATAAGTTTAATACAAGTATAATCTTCGCCTTCTTTTTGGACAAAGAGATATTTTATATTACTCTGCTCCGTATAGGAATTTTTTCTTTGTTGTTTCATCTATCTGTTTTAATATTTCCTTTGTAAAATACTTTTCAGGTTCATCATTGATAGACTTACCAAATACTTTTGTACCATCTGGCATTTCATATCTTGTTGATACTTTTTTGAAAATGCCTGCTTCTTCTGCGATCTCTAACAAACCATAGTATCTGTCTAATCCAGACTTGTATGTTAGTCTCACATCTATTTGAGCATTTTCTTTTGTTAACCTTGACTTGTAGTTTTTACAGTGGATAATATTACCAATCACTTCGTTGTCGGCATCTTTTTCTTTTCTTTTGCCGAGATAGATGATTGATGAGGCAGCGTATTTAAGACCTGAACCACCACCCATTTCTTTTTGTGGATACATAGAACCTATTACGTCATATGTGTGGTTGGTCATTATCATTGGAACTTTTGCCCTGCCAAGTTTCAATGTTAAAACTCTAAATGTTGATTTGACAATTTGTGATCTTGTCATATCTCTTGTTTCTTTTCCTTCAGCCGTATCTTCCATTTCTTTTGTAGTAGATAACATACCTAAACTATCTAACACTAACATTAATGGTTTTCTTTTATCTTCTGGCTGTTCTAAATATTTGTCTAATACTTTTATTGATTGATTTCTAAATTCTTGTACAGTTGCCACAGGAATAATTACCATTCGTGTTGCATCTACACCTCTACTAACAATCATTTCTTTTGAGATTGCACTTTCAGATTCAAAATAAATTACGCCTGCTTCTTTATTTTTATCTAAGAAATTTTTACAAATACCTAAAGCAAAAAATGTTTTACCTGTTGCGGCTTCACCTGCAATAGCTGTAATTTTATTATCTGCAAGACCACCAAAGATACTGCCTGATAATAATGCGTTAAATGAATATGAACCTGTGTCTATAAAATTTGTTACATCAGCACTATCAATGCCATCTGATACTAATGTTGCATACTCGTTGCCTACATCTTTAATTATGTCTTTTAAAAAATTGCTCATATTCTAAATTCTCCTTTTCACTAGATATTAATACGTATTTGATATTCTCATTATATAACATTTCCTTTAAACTGTCAAGTTCTTTTGGAAGAAAGTTAGGAGATATTAAATAGGGTGGGTTGTTGAGTCTGTTGATTATTACTATTTGCATATTTATGAGTTTCCACGTTTTTCATTGTATCTTTCTTTAACCTTATAGGTTTCAATTCAGTTTCTCTATTAAGGAACTTATAATCTAATTTAGTTACTTCAAAGTCTGCTTGTAATTTATCTGCAATCTTATATGGATCAAATTCTGAGCAGCTATAAACATCAAACTGCATAATGCCAGGATCTGTTTCGTCCCAAACGTGCATTGCTATATGACTTGTTTCAATAACGGCCACACCTGTAATGCCTCTGTTACCCACTGTATTACAATATCTAACATAAGGTCCCATTAAAACTTTCATGTCTATGAAAGTAATAAAATCTTTTAACCAGTTTGTAAGTTGTTCTTCGTTTTTTGGTGGGTTTTTCACTTCGGCTCTAATAATTAAATGTTTGTGTATTAAAAGTTTGTTCTGTTCCATCTCTCTGTAAATTTTAAAATTAACTCCTCACGTTCACATCAATATATATAAAGTTATTTATATAAAATAAATCTTTATCGTATGATTTGTATTGAAGAATTTTTGGTCCAAAGTTCAAGTTCATTTCTTATTCTATTTTCTTTCTTTAAAGTCTCATAACGAATGGCCGCTTTCTTTCTCCACCATTCTATAATACTTTCTAGTTCAAATTTATCATAGGTATCATCTTTAATTATAGTATCTGTCTTACCATTTACTATATCAATATAATTTTTGATACCATAATGGCTTATATAGTATCTTTTCTGTTCTGTCAAGTCTTTTGCGTTGTTGATAACTTTATTAAAATGTTCTAGTTCTGTCTTGTCGTCTTTTAAAGATCGTTTAATTAAACCTATAATTGCATTAGTTAACTTTAACTTCTTACTAGACGCATCCTCTTTTACTAGATCACCTACTATGTTCTCAACGTAGTCTCTTAATTGTTCATAAGGTTTACCATGTAACATAGGAATAAAATCACTATCAGTTAGACCTTTATATCTAACATAAGGTTTCATACCATCATACTGACTTGATGATTTACTGTTACCATACAAACTTGTAGTTTCAAATAAACATAAGTTCATATCATACTTCTTATTCATCATGTCTCTTACTTTATGACTACAACAAATAGCTGCCAATAGTTTACCACCAAGATAATTATAACCAAAAGGTTGAGATGGTACTATTACAAACCCCATAATGGCCGTTTTATTAAAATGACTTAGATCGGGAACATTACCTAACATTTCGTTTCTAGGTTTCATATTAATAACTGGTGAAGATAATCTTATAAAGCCAACAAATTTATTAGTTGTCATTTCTTTAACTGCTAATTTTAAATTTTTACCAGGAATATTTACCATGTTACTATGGCTTGATATCATATTAATACAAGTGTCCCAAGTTACATTATCTATTTCTAATACTTCTAATTTCATATCATTAGGAGACATTGTAAAATCAGAAAACAAATCATCTTCTAAACTCATGCCTGGTAATCCAGCAGGAATGTTTTGTATAGAGGCCAGTTTTTGATCTCTCATATAATCATCTATACGATTAAACCCACCAAAATAATCTTTAAATATTTTAGCACAATGTAGTGCTTGTTCTTTAGTTAAAGTTTTCATACTTGATTTCCCCAACTAGACCAATTATCTTTTTTATTACGAGCAAACAATTCTATATAAGGTCCTTCTAATAATTTTTCAATACGTTCATAAACTTCATCAGGTTTTCTTGAATGTTCTCTTAATTTAGAAACAACAAGTTGATCTACTCCATTGTTTATTCTTTTTGGTTTGCCTTTAGTTGCTAACAAACACATTTCAGGATTAGCTCTTGTCCAATAACCCAAACCTTTAAAATATCCTGGACTTTTTTTATTGGTTTTCACCCAGGTAAATGCCACAGTTTTATATTTGAATCCCCAAGACTCAATAACTTCAAGTGATATTTTTAAAAAAGGATCTGTTACCCACATTAATAGTGTTGAATCATTTTCTGATATATCTTTAACTGGTAGATTTTTAATATCTTCAATCTTCATACAGTCATAATGTTGTGTAGCATTTCTTCCTTCACCTTTTTTACTGTATGATTTGAAGTACCAAGGCGGATCAGCATAAATTACTTTATATTTTTTATTAGGAAAATTAATCATATTAATTAAAAAGACCTTTTCCTAAAAGATAGTAATATAATATATCATAACATATAAAATTTATAAATTGCATTGGTATAGTAAAGGTCATTCCTAATACATAATGAGGTATAATAACAAGAGCTACCCATAAACATATTAAATAATGTAATCTTCTGTTTTCAGGTACAGTATAAAATAGCCAAGTCATCATTGAAAAAATGCCTCTAAGTTTGCTTTCTTTTCTTGCGACCAACCAATAGATTGTAATATAAATCTCATTGGATCTAAAAATGTTTTTTCAAATTGAGTTTCATAATCTATATACTGTTGTAATTTAAACTCTTTTGGTAGTGTAGTAATGTAACTGATTACATCAAACTTAAATGGATTAGCTTCAACTAGTTTAAGAAATTTGATTTTATCTCCTTCTTGTATTAGTGGGTATTTACTTTTAAGTTTAAATTCTTTTATCTGATGATTATAAATTAAAGAACCTTTAACATGTATTGGCGTACCTTTAATAAAGATATTATTGCTGTCATAATATTTTTTCATATTATTACATGATCTAGGGAAAGATATCTGTTCGGCCGACATAGTAAAAAACTCTTTTTTAAAATCAGCAATAAACTTTTGTAAAGTATCTTCATCTTTACTCATTATAATTTTAATGGCCTCTTTAATTCTACCTCTACAAACTTGTGGTGTTGAAGATTTAACTGCTTCAATACCCATAATCTTTAACTTAGGTTGAGAAAGTCTAACTCCTTCTTCATCTAATACATTCAACATATATCTTTTCTTTGCAACCCAAATACCTTTATTGGCAATTACTTCTCGTTTCATTACCATACAGTTCTTAAATGCGTTTGTGTAATCAGCAAGTTCTTCAAAACATTTATTTAAGAATGGTTCAATTCTACTATCAACAACCTTATTTAAAAAATTACATACTTGATCTTCTGTTTTATCCTTACAAGTTTGTTCTACAAGTTTATCTAATGTAACGTAAATAGAATCTGTGTCGGATGCCACAATGTAATCTATCTTATTTTCTGGTTTTAATATATCATTCAAATACGTATTAACCTTTTCTTCTATAAATCTAATGATAAATTGTCCTGCTGTAGTAATCGCACTGGCCTGTCTTACATCATAATATCTAAAGTATTCATTACCTACTGCACCGTAAGCTGAGTTTAAGGCGATCTTTCTTGCCCATTGAATATTATGACAACGTGATATCTCTCTAATCAAACTTGGATCTTTTGTTTTCTCGTATTCTTTTTTTGCTTTTAACATTCTGTCTTTAAAAACAACACGTTCATTATACATAGTCTCCATCATCTCTGGTAGAAAACCTTGACTATCGTTTTTAAACAATGCACCATTAGGTGTAATACAAGCATTCTTATCTTTTAAATAATCTAATGATGATGACTTATCTAACATCTTATTAACAGATATGCCTTCTGAATTTAAACCAATAATTTTTTCTGGTGAAATATTATATTGTATAATAATATGAGGGTATAGTGAATTGATATCAAAAGAAACAACCCACTTGTGCATACCAAGTATTGGATCTTTTACATAAGCGCCTTCATACTTTTCATCCTTAGTATTATCTTCACGTGGTGGAATACAAATATTTTTCTTTAATAAATGATTTGCAATTAAAGTGTCCCACACTCTTACTTGTGAAAAGATATCACCGTAGTTTACTTTAGATTCATAAGCAACAGTTAATGATAAGTCAATTAGACCAAGTTTATCTTCTAATGCGTCAACGATTTCAACGTCTTGAATATTATAATCTATAAATGATTGAAAGTCATTTGTGTACCAATCTTTAAATGTATCGTGTTTCATTTCATCTTTACCACGACCAAGTTCTAACTCACCAATAAAATCTAACTTGTAACTCTCTTGTCTAGTAGGAATAAACCATTGATATAAATCTAAGTAATCTAAATTAGTAATACCATGTATTGAATAAACAGTTTTAGGTCTGCCTCTTACCATTACTTCCTCTTTTTGAAATAGATTCCAAGGCGACATCTTCTGTGCAACTTTTTCGCCTGCAATTAATATAATTCTATTCATTAAATAAGGTAAGTCAAAGAATTTAGTATTCCAGCCTGTAATAACATCTGGATGATTTTTAATCCAAAACTTCATAAATTCTAACATCAAATGTTTTTCATCTTTACATTTAACGTAAGTTATATCTGCTCTGTCTGTTTTATAATCGCCAACACCCCAAGTTAATATTTGTTTATTGGATTGATTTTTAACTGTGATACAAAGTATTTCTTCTGTTGGTTTTTCTACATCTGGGAATCCGTTTTCGCAGGTAGTTTCTATATCTAATGTGAAGATTTTAATAAACTTCTTATCCCAATCTATATTATCTGTATGAAATTTATTAATATATTGATAGTGATATCTCTCTAGGCCGTAGATAGGTGAATTTTCTGTAACTACTTCTCGTCTAAATCTTCTAGCATCATCAATAGTTTTAAACGTTATTGGTTTTAAATTCTGGCCTTGTAGAGTTTTAAATTCTGTTTTTTCTTGTGTTAATGAATATAGAGTTGGGCCAAAGTCTATTCTTTCCTTATATTCTTTACCCTCATGTATACCTCTAACAAGGATTTTACCTCTATGTTCTATAACTGATTTGTAAAAGTTCATTATCTAATATCTTCATCCAATAAGTGAGCAATTAAGCCATCGTGTTCTTTTGTTAATTGTATTTGGCAGGCTAATCTACTCAATCCTTTTTTATATTGTTTATCAAATTCTAGTATATCTAATTCTGCGTAATGCGTATTCACTGGTGATATCTTATCAATCCAACTTTCATCTATTATAACATGACAAGTACCACAAGCACAAGCTCCACCACAATCAGCAGTTATTTCTCTTATATCTATTTCACTATATTTCTTGGCAGCTTCCATTAGAGTCATGCCAATTGGAACATTAACTCCAATCTTAGAGCCGTTTCTAACAAAATATACTTTAATCATCAATCTATAATAAGTTTAGGTTTCTTTGCTTGAATTATTCCTGTTCCTAAATGCTGATTATAAGAATTTTTGATTTCTAATTTTGGTTGTACTTCTGTTATAATGTTACTTGTTTTTAGCACGATAGTTTCAGATTCAGAATAAGGCATGTATGGTGTTAGCGCCAAAGATACTGGCCCACCTGGTTTTGATTGCATTGGTACAATCACGAACGGTTGTTTTATATGAGTTAAATTTGAATCGCTATCTTCTGATTTTTGACCGATAACATCTTCACCTGTACTTAATCTAAAGATTTTTACTTCTGACATAATATAATCATTATATACTATTATTTACTTTTTGTCAATAGATTTTATTCTATATGATCTATTTCTTTAATGTTTTTAAACAAATTTCTTTGTTTAAATTGTGTTATAATATTTTCGTCAAAATATGGTATAGTAATAGCTGATCTAATAGAATCTATATGATCTACATCATGTAATACATTTGTTCTTAGTAAATACCATTTACCTTTATGAGCTTGCATTGAATTTAATAATTTTACTTCTTCATATCTGGGTGGTTGTTCAACAGTTTTATGAAGTCCGTAAAGCATAGGTTTATTAAGATGTTTAAACCAACTGGTAATAACAGATTCTCCTCCTACACTTAAAATATAATTTAAAGCAAACATTCTTCTAACATCATAATGTATAGGAAAAAGAGTATCTTTATCATTTTCATTTGGTAAATTTTTTTGTATTGTTAAGTTTTCATGTTCAGGCCAAGCAGGAACATTATTTTTTATCCAATTAATTAAAGGATTGTAATTTACAGTCCACTTTGCATAAACACAAGATTTTTTTACTTTATTATTTTTTGTAAAAGGTCTTCCATTGCCTACTGTATGCCATTTTTCCAAAGAAAAATTATTTGTATCAATTATAAGTTCTGGTGGAACTGGTGGTAAGTCTATTTCTCCATATAAAAAAACTGGATTCATAATTACTTTTTGTCAATAGGTTTTATTCTTCTACTTAATACAAATTCTCTATTAGGATTAACTGAAGCATTCATTTTTCTAATAATATCTCTATTCAATAGTGCATCAGACGCTGATCTTTTTCTTTCATCAAGTCCAAAAGATATATCTTTGTATGTAAATCCATTAAATGTTAAATCTAGTTTAACAACTGGTCTTTTTTCTCCTTGACCATCATCTGTATTTGCTCTAAAAATTTTATGATAGCCTTCTAACTTGCTTGAATGTTTTTTGCCGTCATACTTCCAAGAAACTTTACCATCTTTTACTTCTACTTCTTCTGCATGTAAAGCACAAGTTTCCGCCCCGTTACCTGTATCTAATTTTGCTCTTACTTTTCCTACTGTAGATATTTCTATTGTTTCAAGGTAACCCACTTCTACAATTGATTGTCTATCCCAGTGTTTTCTATTTGAAATATATTCTATAACATTATCAATTAACTGACTTCCTTTAATCGGTCCTATTGTGTTTGGTGTATCTATATAATCTTCATAATGATATCCTTCATAATCAGCTCCGGTTCCTGGTGAACCATTTGCTTCTAATACATAAATTTTCCCTTTATATGTAATGTGATCTATACCTACAAGATATGCTTTTGATGCTCTTGCTGTTCTTAAAACAATTTCTATTTCTTCGTCAGATAATTTATATGGTTCAGCAACAGCACCTCTATGTACGTTTGATCTAAACTCTCCAGATTTTTTAACACGTTTTGTACATGCAAATATTTTATTATCTACAACAAAAGTTCTTATATCTGAATCTGTTGGCATATATTCTTGTAATAATAATTCAGCGTCATGTTTAAATAATGCTTGTACTACTGATACTAATGAATCATAACTATCAACTTTAACAACACCAATACCTTGTGTGCCTGTTAATGTCTTTACGATAACTGGAAACTTATTACCTACAAGTTTTAATGCGTTATCTAAATTCTTTTCGTTTGATATGAAGGCAGTTTTTGGAGTTGGTATATTAAACTTTTCAAATAACAATGCCGAAGTTAGTTTGTTATCACATGTTAACATTGCTGATCTGGTGTTTAACATAAATGAACCAGAATTTTGAAATGCTGATATTAAAGAAAGGCCTGCTTCATCTTCTATGGCACCTGCTCTTGTAATAACTACTGTATTCTTACCAATGAATGTTTGTTCACCATCTTCACCATCATAGTTATAGATAGTTAATGTATTTTTTCCTTCGTCTTTATCTGTGATAATTGAGAATTTTGTATTGATTATGTAACAAGGTATTTTTCTTTTAGCACAAGACTTCTGTACAAAACTTACTGTAATTTCTTTTTTAGATTTCTTGTTACCAGTTTTCTGTCGTCTTACTTTAGGAGAAGATTTGCTAATGACAACGACCGTAATAGGATCGGTTTCATCTTGCTGTCTTGCTTCTTTTATAAACTCTTTAAACTTAGATACTTGCATTTATTCACCATTTGTTTCATCATCTTTAACTATTTTTTTACCAATATTATATTTTGCGGATAGTATCCAATCTTTCTTTTCTTTAAAAGGTAATACTTTAATTTGACTTAACGGTGCTTTGTTTTCAGCTGCCTCTTTTTTTACTATATCAATTAAAGACCAATCTGCTAATAATACTGCAATTGTGTTTCTTCTTTGAATATCGTTTTCTGATAATGTAGCTGTCTTACCATCAAGAGCAAATAGCTCTTTAAAGTGTACTATGTAATATTTACCTTGTTTATGAAGTATATGACATGACTGAAATAAAGTCTTGTCTTTTCTTGACGCTACACCTATTCTTGTAAGTGTTTCTCTTACTTTTAAAAAGTCATCAGGCTGTTTGATTGTTACTTCTAACATGTCCTCTATAGACCACTTAATATTATCCATTATTACTCTCTCCCACCTTTAAATAACTTTGTTTTTATATGTTCAAGTTGTTCTTTGGTCAATAAAGTTAAGGCCTCTCTTGCCTTTTCATTGCTATAACCATAGTATTCTTTCACATACTCTAAATCTTTCAACTTGGTTTGTGATAACCACTTACCACCAAATCGCTTCTTTTTTCTGATACTATTTATTAAAAAGTGAAATTGTAGTTGTTTAGGTAGAAAGTGAAGGCCATTCATTTCGTTGGCTGGCATTACCGTATCCCAAAACATAGAAAGACAACGATTTATAACATAAGGTGGGTACTTCTTTTCCCACGTTGCGTCATCTGTGTCTAATAGGTTTTCTTTACTTTCATTAATTGCTTTTAAATAATCTTTTAATTCGTACATATAATTTTGGAGCGGACAGTGGGACTCGAACCCACGACCTATAGTTTGGTAAACTATTGTTCTACCACTGAACTATGCCCGCTTATCTAAACGTATAAACTGCTACAATCCTTTCTCCCATTTTGGGGTAATGATGGTAGTGTGGTTTATTATCAAAACATATACCTTTAAATCTTTCAGGTATAATTTCTTTTAAAATTGTCTTTTTATCGTCATCTAATACAACAGTTTTGGATTGTTTATCCAATGGATCATTCAAATATAATAATAATTGTTTATGTGGATAATCATGGTCATTGTGTATAGGACATGTTTCTGCACCATTGTTGTATGTAATATTAACTGCTATCCTCAATATCTCATTAAACATTATCTTATTCTTTTTGCAAAACGATATTAATATATCTCTGAATGGTGGATAGTATATATGAGAATTTACATTTGTTTTGTCTTTAGAAAATTCTGGTCTATCTTTTATTATGTGTGCTAAAAAAGAAACGTTATCTCCTTTGACAGAATCTTGTTGATAATAAAAAGGCATTTGTTTATCAACGAAAATATTATTAATAAACTCTATTTGTTGTTGTGTTAAAAAATTATTATCTTCTACGTAAAACATTATCTAAACTTAGGTCCCTTCAAAAATATGGCCAATGTTCTTCTTTGACCTTTTGTTACTGGCAATACTCTATGGTTTATATAAGATTTAAACATAATAACATTGCCTGGTATATTTAAGTCTTTTACTTCATATTCATTTGTATTGAACAATTGAAATTGTCCTCCTTCATATTGTTCTGTAGATAGATTGATTAATACCGTTAATTTAATATCATGCAAGTCTGATTTTGTTTGATCTGTATGCCAATCATATTTTTCTAAATTATTTGATGAATAACTGTTTAAATGTAATTCACTTCTATTCTTTAAACCGTATATTAAATAACCAAATTCAAGTTCAGATATATTAATAACTCTATCTACTATATCTGTTAATAAATGTTTAACCTTTTCGTAATTAATTACCTTGACTATGCCAGATTTCTTTTTATTTCCTTGTAAATCTCTGGCAGCCTTATCATCTTCTTCAAACTTGTTAAAATTATTATCAATAAAGTTATTGATTTCCAAAATTTGTTCTTTGTTGAAAACATTTGAAAGTGCCCAATAATCATATCTATTACTCATTTAAATTTACACCCAGCCATTATTTCGGTTAAGCAGGCCACCATATTAATTTCTTGGTCGGCAACAAAGGCCGCCTTGTATTGATAGCCAGCAATAATTAATACTGCCTGTGGTATTGATTTAGGGTCTAAAGATTTATAAAGACTGTCATAGACTTCTTTAAACACAGCACTTGTTTCTTTATCTAAATTTTGTACTACCCATTTACGCATAGCATTAAAATCTTTTTCTTTTAAATTAATAATTAATCCTTTAATACTTTCTTCTGATAGATTAAAAAGAATACCACTGTCTATAGTACCACGAACAGAATATCTTTGTAATTCATTTATCGTTCTTCTAAAATCTGGATAGTGTTTTAAAAGAAGTTGAACTAAAATCTTTTTATCATATTTTACTTCTTCTTCTTTTAATATAACTTCAAGTCTTTTAAGAAAATCATTTTGAGTGATTGCCTTTTGGCCATTCACAATTCTAAAATCAACTACAGTACAACGACTGTGTAAAGCAGGTATGATTTTGTTCTTGTAATTGCAAGTAAAAATAAATCTACAGTTATTAAAAAACGTTTCAATAAAGTTTCTCAATGCTGGTTGTACAGATTCGGCGTTCATATAATCGGCCTCATCTATAATTACAACTTTATGATTGGCCTCTCTAGTAAGAGACATTGTAGATGCAAAGTTTTTGATTTTATTTCTTAATGTATCAATCTGACGGCCTTCATCTGAACCGTTTATGATAATGTAATCAACACCTATTTCTTCACATAAAGCACGAGCAACAGTAGTCTTACCTGTGCCGGCTGTACCTGATAATAATAGATTAGGTATTTCTTTTTTCTTAACGAACTCTAAGAAAGTTTGTTTTAAATCTTCTGATAAGATACAATCTTGTATCTTTCTTGGTCGGTATTTTTCAACCCACAAAAAGTCTGACATAATATAATCCTCAATTTATTTTTCATAACTATAACTAACTTCGTAACCACCTTTACGGTCTGTCCACCAATCATCAACTCTTTCAGAATAATTAGCACAAGCCTCATCTAACAACTCGTTTTCTTCTTCTGTTGGAGGTTCGCCCATAGGTTCTATATCACTACCCCATTGTTGCTCTTGGTGTGATATAATTTCTTTTAGGCGTTGTACTGAACCAAATTGCTTTATGACTTCTTCATCAGGAAGATCACATTGAAATTCAGAAGAAACTTGATGCCATTCCGTTCTGGAAAATTTCATATTAGAACTCCGAATCTGGCTCTAATGCGATCCAATACTGTACTGGTTTGCTTCTGTTAATGAAGTTACTAACTTTGGCTTTAGATATTGCCACATCATAATCATCAGGAATGATTTTAAAGTTCTCTGCTTTAAAATATGCAGTAAACGTTTTATCTGTTTCACCTAATACTAAAGAATAATCGTTTGATGATTTATTTTTCTTATCAGTTGCGACAAACGATATTGTTTTACCATTACCTTTAATTGCGATATCTGGTAAATTTAATGTTGTAGCTGCTTTTTGTATCTTAGCAAAGTCATCTTTCTTTAAAGTAAATGCCACCGTCTTATCTGGCATACTAATACCTTTTTGAGGAGATACTAATGTTGATTTGTCTGCAAAGAAGTATCTGATTATCTGTTTAGATTTTTCATCAGAGATCACAGCATAATTTGCCCCATTGATTTTAACAGCAGGTTTATCAAATAGTTCTACTGCTCTTAAAAATTCATCAAGGGAATATATACCAAATTCTGTGTCGAATTTTTCTGTTACTGTTGCTTCTGCTAGAATGTTTTTCATAGCAGATATTGTGTTTAACTTACTGCCTGGTTTAAAAAGAATATTGTTATTGATCTCACTAAAATTCTTTAAAATGGCCAGTGTGTCTGTACTTAGGTTCATTTCACGTTCTCCTTATCATAGTTTAATAATAGTATAACATAGTGTACTGCTTTAAGCAAGTCAGCTCGGTTATACCCGTTTTTTTTACCGTACCTACACAAGTACTTAATTGCGTTGGCATGACAAAAATCTTTTCCAATGTTTAAAGTCTTAAACAAATCTTGTATTTGAAAGCCATCTTTACCTGTTGAGTAATGTTGGCCATACGTACCTTTAATGTACGTTAAGATTTCGTTTAGTATCTTATCTTCATTGTATTTCATAATATTAATATATCACAACTTTATTTAAAAGTCAATCTATTTTAGACCCCACCAAATTAGTATGCCTGGTATAACAAAGTGTTCCACAATTTCATATAAACAAATAAACAATAACACAAATGTAAACCAAACACTCTTTTTTGATTTGTTAATTAAATACGTAAAAAGTTTATGATGCCATGATGTAACTTTGTCTGTAATTCTTAAAGATGTTTCTTGTAACCAGTTTTTATTTTTTTTATTCATACTCTATATATACTATTAATTCTTTTTAATTCTAAATGCAACAGCATATCTCATTTCATTAGCCCATATAGCTGTTGGTCTTGTAGTATGTAATGTTCTACCATCATACAAAATTACTCTACCTGGTTTAGGTGGTATAATTGCATAAGGATCTCCTATACCAAAATTTCTTGATTGGCCATGACCTTTTTGAAATTGTTGTTTATCTAAACTGTTATCATCTGATTCATAAAAAATATTTTCTGAAAACCAAGATGGATGCCATTCTAAATTTGCAATATACAAAAGTGTGTAATTTTTTTCTTCATTAATATTAACTGTATCTCTGTGAATGGTGTGTGATCTTTTTATTTCTTCATTTGGTTGTATATTTACATAAACTCTCCAGTCGCCTTTAGATAAAGTATTGCTTGGTATTCCTTCTGGATCTCCTGCAATAGACCATTCTGATCCTATTGTTTCTTTAATTTTATTCCATAATTTTTCAATTGGAGGATGAGATTTAATATCTTCCTCATTATCACCAAATACAGTACGGTGCATATATTGTTCATTAACGCTTGGTAAATCAGGATTTAAATATTCTTTTTTACCATCTATAGGTTTATATGATATAATTGTACCTACTTCATTTCTGTGATTGGTTGCTTTTCTCTTTGCGTGATATGTTTGATTTAATAGATATGACCAAATTTCTTTTTGTAATTCTAAATCTACAACATTGTCATAGACATAATAAGGATATTTCATATTATATTAATGTATCATAATTATTTGAACTTGTCAAGTCGTATTGTTTTATGGTTTTTCCATTTTCTAACAAAAACATCCAATCATTATTAGTGTAAACACCTGGACCAGACATTCCTTTATTTTTACCATAACTATATAATTTATCTCCTGTTAATTCGTACAATAAATCTCTTTGTGGTTTTTTTAAAATCCCTGGTGTTATATTAGATTCTTTATTCCACATTGACCAATTTTGAAAGTCGTATGTATCAAAAAAGTGATTAAAACAAGGAAAATATTTAGAATCTAATTCCACTAAAGGAAAATATTTTTCTTTATGCCAATGAAAATTAAATCCATAAAATTTTAAAAAATCTATATATGTTTTTATTTGTTTAGGAAAAGCTCTTACGGATTTATTTAAAAAATCTATAACATTTTTATTAGTTAATTGATTTAAAACTTCTTC